TTAGAACCATATAAGCTACCTACTAGATAACCATTATGTGTCCTTGTACTAACCTTACTATTCTGTATGTTATAAGCTCTAGTCTGTAGTTGTCTACGTTGTAGTCTTACGAGGGACTCTTGTTCTGCCCTATTGGTTGTACTAGTTAGGTCTGGTGCCCCTATTACTGACTCTTGAAACTTCCTAGCACTACGAGCACTTATGTATTCATATGCTTCAGGTGGTAATGTTGGGTAGTCTACTAACCACACTATATCTACTTCTACATATGCTGGTTCTATAATGTAGGTATGCTTTTCATTATCATACAACCTACCATTCTTCTCCATATATCTATTGGTGTATTGGTTATCAATACGTAATAGGTTAGGAGGTATACTTATCATATCATGTATATCTTTATACATCTTGAAGTTGTAGTCTAGGTTAAAGTACCACCCTGTTGACTGTACCTCTACCATTACTTCCTCTACTATCCTTCTTGCTGTATCTCCATCTGTCCCCAGCTCTAGTGCATCTACTAGTGTACCCTCTGGTAATGGTACCTCACCTATAGCTAATAGACATTTATTCATCATATTTAACTTAGTCTTAGAATATACAGACCCATCTTGGAATATTGTTGTTGTTGGCATTATAGCCCCCTTTCTTATTTATATAAACACTATACAACCCTCCGAAGAGAGCTGTAACTACTTATACAGAGTCATTATTAATTATAATGAGTCCTGTTGGGTTTAGAGCACCCATACCCATAGCATAGTAGCTAGTGAGCTGGTAACCCAGTCTACGGAAGTCATAGTTAGCTTCAGACTTTAAGTCCATAGCCTTAACTACTCCGAATACATCTTTTGTATACATCAAAGCGATAAGCTTCTGAGCATCAATACCTGTACCACCTGACTGGTCTGTGAGGTCTAGGTGGTTAGTCCAACCTAGGCTAAACCCAGCAATGTTACGTACCTTACCTGAGTCAATACCACCATTGTTAGAAGTATAGTCCGCATTGGTACCTCTAGTTGACTGTACTACTTCATAGTAAGTTGTAGGTGTTACCATTACAGTAGGCTCTGCTGATACATCTCTCTCATTCAGTGTTGAACGAGCTTCAAACAGAGCTTGAATAAGTGCATCACCTCTCTCTTGAGCTGTTGAACCTGCTGCATAACCTACAGCTGTAACTACTGCTGCAGCTAGTTGACCATTAGTTAGTGGTACCATACTACCAGCATCATGTGTGATACCGTAGAAGATATCCTTATCAATTTTAATTGATAGAATTTCACCAGACTGAGCTGACATCTCTGAACGTAAGTCATACTGAGCTAGTTTATTATCTAGGTCATCTGAGAAGTGTGAGTGTACATATCTAGTATCAACTGTGATAGTTACCTCGTCGTTAGCTAGTAACTTAGATACAACTTCTTCACCTCTTACGTGAGTCTGGATGTCTCCTGCTATTGCTTTACCAGTTACAATGAACTGAGATGTTTTACCACCTGAAATTTCTCTTGACTTAACTGTAGCTAATGCTACGTTCTTTTCTCTGAAGGCCTTGATGACCTCTCCTGAATATAATTTTAGAGCTGTTGCTCTACCTGCATCCTTATTGTGTAAGGCAGCGACCATTGCACTCATATTTATTCCTTAAATATTTTATAATTTTCTCTAACACCTATAGTGTTATACCTACTTCCTAAACCGTTAAGTTATCCAATGTTACACACCCGTAGGTGTTATAAGTAGGGCTCGTATAAGGGTAGGACAAAGGAGACAAAACTCCTACCCTCATACCAACCCTAAGGTTGGGTGTAAGTTTCAGGGTGCTACCCTTGGTATTCAGTTAGGGCTTCAAACCCTATAACATATTCCTTACAAACCTGTGTATTACCACACACCTTTAGTCTTAGCCATCTTAGCCTCAACCATCTTAGTATAGCTTCTATCTGTACCATACCTTCTATCAGCTAAGTCCTGTTGGAACTCATGTTCTGAGGCATACCCTTTCTTAGGTGTATACTGCCCTTCATTAGTATGAATTACATCAGCCCCTTCATTGGCCTTAGTGTAGTTAGCATACAAGTCTCTTAGTAGAGCCTCTCTAGCTAGCTTACCTGACCCTTGGAACTCTTTTACGAAGGCTGTTCTATCCTCTTCGGAGTAGTTACCAACTGCCCATTTCTCCATAGCAGAATATTTCTCAATACCTCCAACTACATCAGCCATCTCTTTGGTGGCCTTATCTTGTTTGTATTTCTCATACTCTAGTGCATCATCTATCTTTTCTTTAGATACACCCTTCTCTTCTAGCTTCGGGGCTTCAGAGCCATCCTCAGGCGTTACAGGGGGTACTCCTTCTTGTGTACCTCTGTGTTTCTCTAGTTCTATGTAGCTACGTGCTATATCCTCTGCAGATTTTCCTTGAAACTTGTCTGGCATAACGAATTCTTCAGTGTCTGAAGGAAGTGTAGTAACCTCTTCTTGTTCTGTTTCATTCGCTGGTCCTGTCTCAACTTCAATCTGCTCCTCTTGTGCAACTACTTCTCCTTGTGCTTCTGCTGGCATCTAGTCTTCCTTCTTAGCTTTAGTTGTATTCTTCCTAGGTCTTGGGCTAGGCTTCTTCTTTGGTTCAGCCTTAGGCTGTACTACCTCTCTACTCTTTAACCAGTCTTGGTATTCTTGTACACTATTGAATTTCATTTATGCTCCTTGTTGGTCTATGGCTGCTTGTTGTAATGCAGCTTCTTGTTCTCCAGCTTGTTGCTGTTCCATCATCTGTTGTTGCTGTTCCATCTGTTGTTGTTGTTCAGCTGCTATCTCTTCATCTGACTTAACTATATCCTTAGCATCCATACCTAATGAAGTAGCTAACTTCTCAAAGTAAGCTCCCATCTTTAAGTACTGTTGCATAACTTCAGGTCCAAACTGACTAACAGCTTGTACCATAGTGTTAAGGTTCTGATAGTCTCGCTCTCTACTGATAGCTGATACACCTGTTGTAATAGATACATCTGTAATTTTAAGAGCAGCAGGTGCCATCTGTTGTAGTATTAAAGTAATAAGTGGTTTCTGTAATTCACTTGCTAGTACAGTATATACTCCCCCGAGGGTTGCCTCAAGTTCATTTACTGTTGCTCTTACTTCTACTGCTGTAGTTCTTTCAGAGTCTCTAATGTTACCTTGTACCATCAAGAAGGCTTTACTTAACCTACTCTCTATCTCTTGTATCATCTGCATAGGGACTTGAAGGTCAGGTCCTTTATTAACCTGTAGTACAGATACCTCCCTCTCTAAGTCTCCTAATACAAACTCACCATTCTGTGCATTGTTTAAGTCTTCAACATTAAGTGTTGAACCTGGTCTAAGACCAAAGATAAACTGTGCTGCAATACCTGAACCCTCTACAATGGTTTGTGTTAAACCCTCGAGGCTTCTTAGGTCTCCCAAGTATTGTTCAACTAAGCCTCTACCGTAGTCCTCATTGTTTACTGTACTCCAACGTAGTGCTATGTAAGGTAATGTATTAGTAGTATATGTTTTAATACTACCGTCTATAATTACACCCTTTATCTCTTGCCATACTTGAAACTTATCTGTACCTTCTTTAGAACATCTAGTATATACATCAATGTTCTTTAGCTTGATACCTTTTTCATCGACTTCATCTGTGTCTAAAGAGGCTTCCTCTTCTAGTTGTGTCTTAACCTTATCAGGTAAGGATACATAAGCCATACGTTCTTTGATAATTACTTCAGTTAGGTTACCTATAAAGTCTCTCTTAACCACATATTGATGTGGACTGAATACTTTAACACCTTGCTTAGTCTTATACAACATAGCATTACCTGTTACAACTAGTAACTTAAGTGCCTCATATAGTGGTACTCTAAGTCCCTCTATATTTATCTGTTCTACTACCTCTTGTTCCAAGTCTCCTAATTCTGAGTCTAGCTGTGCTGCTTCTTCAGGTGGTAACTCTCCTATGGTTTTATCATCAGGTAACAACCTGAAGAAAGGACCAGTAGGTGGTAGTAATGCTAGTAGTAACTTAGCCGATAGAGCATTAACTGCACTAGGACCTAAGCTATTATATGGACTAGGTAACATCTCACTTGAATCTAAGTCTTCCTCTGGGAAGATATATGGTAGTGTTAACTGTGCACAGTCTTTCCATGTTCCTTCTAGAGAGTCCTTGACTGTATTGAGAGCATCATATTGTGTCTCAGTTAAACCAAACTTCTCTTGTATTTCTGTAGCTTTCATTATACTGTAACTCCTACTCTATCTGTTAGGTCTAAATTAATACCCAACATATCATTAGGTTTCCTACGTGTTGTAGATACAGCAGATGAGGTAGTACTTTGTACACCTCCTGAAGTCATACCATCTAAGCCTTGAGCTGACTGACTATTATAGTTATAGTCCCCTATGGTTTGTGTACCAGCTGTTACCTTCTTACCTGTAGTATCATTAATATCAAGTGGAGGTGCAGGCTCTGGTATGTTCTGTTGCATAGGAGCATATGTTGGTCTAGCTGCCTCCATTGGACTATAATTACCAGCCCTACGTGCTGCTGTTGCCTGTCTAGTAGCTGGTGTATATGGGTTAGATGCTGGTGGTGTAGCCGTAGGTGGGGTTGCTAGTGGATATGCCCTTGAAGGGGCTGGTGATGTGTCTACTGGTGTTCCATTATACATTGTACCAAACCATTCGTCTTCATATGATGGTGGTGTTTGTCCTTGAGTTCCCATTATACTGTTACCCCTCTACTTATTATATCTGCTAAGCCACCTATGTTTACTCCAACTAAGTCACTTGTTTTCTTACGTTTAGTTGGTACATCAGGTGTAGTTAGTCTCCTAGTTCCACCTGTGGTTAACCCCTCTAAGCCTGTAGCTTCTCTATCAAAGGCGTTCTTACCAATGTCTCCTAAGGTTTTAAAACCTTTTACTGGTTTAAGACCTGTCTCAATATCTGTATCTGGTGGTGGTGTTATCTCAGGTAGTCCACCAGTACACCCACCTTTACATCCACCTGCTAGTGTGTTACTTCTTATAGCCTCAGCTTCTGGGCTGTGGTTATTATTAACGTAGTCTCTACCTGCCTGTATAGAAGCTGTTGTTGACCTGCTGGTGGATGTTGGTATATGATATGCTAAGGGTTTCTTGCTTGAACTGCCCATATTATTTATCCTTCTCTATGTTTGTATCAGTCTCTTCAGCCTGAGTTAATACTAATATCTTATTTAGCATCATCTGTTGGCCAGCTAATACACCATACTCGAAGGAACTTAATTCCTCTGTAGGTAGTGTCTTAGGCAGCATGTCCTTCATCGTCTGGATTATCTGTTGGTTCTCCAATGTTTTCCTCCTCCTCTATCTCTTGTATTTCTATTCCCCTAGCATTCTCTATCGAAGGAAACAGGGACTCTTCATACAAGATACTTGGAGGCTCTACATTTTGGGGGTCTATCTCACCACTAGCTATACCTATTTCATAGGAACCTTGTACACCTAGTAGGAAGTCTACATCTATATTAACACCTCCTGTTAATACATCAACCTCTACTGCTAGTTCACATATCTGTCCTAGTATATCTTCTAATACACTACTCTTATCTCTTACACTCATGTTGTCATATAGTGTATTAGATACACCCTTACCTAACTCATGTGCTACTTGGTTTATTGTACTCATTACTATCCTTTATTATATATACTATATAAGGTTACTATATTATTAGTATACTATATATGTTAATATAGTAGTAGTATACTATATATGGTATCCCTCTCCTTGTTTCACTTGGAGGTCTTACTTGACCCCTATGACTCGTCTGTAAACTCTTTGTGGTTAAAGTGTGGGCAGACATCTCTGACTCCACAGTACTGTTGACACATCCAACTTGGACAGTCAAACTCAGGTGGTGTACCATCACTAGGTATTGCTTCTACCCTTTCTTTAACATACTCTTCTACCTCTTCATCTGTCATAAGTGGTAGGTCTAGTCTAAAGGTTCTAGGTATAGCCTTGTCTCTAGCTGTCCACCCTACTACGAATACATATATGTACCCTGTCATTATTGTAACACCACCCATCTGTCTAATGAGATAGGCATATACACTAAGTTGTTTAATAAACTTATCTGTCTCCTCATTAGCATATGCTTTCTTAGCTGGGAATGCCTTCATAGTCTTGAAGTCACATACCCTGTAGTCCATACCGTTGTTCTCTCTAAGGATAAGGTCACAAGTACCTCCTACTTCATACCCAGCTATGTTACCTTTGAGTACCTTCTCTGTTTCACAGTCATCAGGGAACTCCTTCATAGCCTCTTCAGCTATCATGTGGAACCCTGTTCCTATCTTACTATCTATCATACCTGTTGGTTGGGTACAGTCTACACCAGGGTTCTCTTTCTCTACCCAAGCTCTGTATCTAGACTTCTCTAAGCCTGTTACTCCATATCTACCTTGTGGTTTGTATGTCTCATAGTTTAATATCCACTCTTGTACTGCATCTAAATTGTTATCCATTATAACTTCCCCTTTAATTCTTCTCTTGTTAAGAGATACTCAAGATAGTGTAATGCTTTCTTTAAGTCCTCAACTCTATCAGCCTTTCTACGTAGTAGGTATTTAATTACATTACCTTCCCAGTAGTCTAGGTTGTTCATTGCTATGATGTCCCAAGGTTG